TATTATCTTAGATTCCCAAGGCAATATGAAGCCTTTAAGCAACAACAAGAAGTTGTGCAAGACGGCACTCCGATTGAGCATTGGCCGCCGATTAGCAAGGCGCAGGCACTCGAACTAAAGGCCATGAACATCCATACGGTTGAGATGCTGGCAAGCGTGCCGGATGTAAACCTTAAATGGATGGGTGCGCGTCAACTGCGCGAAAATGCAAAAGTATGGCTTTCTGAGGCAGAGGCAGGTAAAGAAGCGATCCGCCTAAATAACAAAATTGAAGAACTGCAAATGCAAATCGAGGCCATGAAAAACCAAAACTCTGGTTTTTCTGCTAGCCAAAAACAAGAGGAAGTAGTACAATCCCAATCCATAGCTCCACCTTCATTGGAAGCGCCTGACATTAAACCTATTGTCACCAAAATGCGTGGCAGACCAAAGAAGGTAGAAAATGGCGCAAACATTACTCCAACTGATGCAACAAGCAGCGAATGAATTAGGCATTCCTGAGCCAAGTCAGATTATTGGCGCGCAAGATGAGCAATCCAAGCAGCTTTTGGCTTTAGCGCAGCGCGAGGGTAAAGATTTTTCTGTCATAGCCAACAAAAACGGTGGCTGGCAAGCACTGCACAAGGAATACGAATTTACTACAGTTGTGGAAACGCAGACTGGAACTATTGTCAGCGGTTCTGCGGTGGTAACTGGCTTATCAAATACTTCTGTTTTGGCAGCGCAGGTTTTCGGCGCTTCTGCCAACGGGATTGCCAACAATAGCATTATTGTTTCGATTGATAGCCCAACACAAGTAACCCTGAACCAAGTCGCTACGGCAAGCGGCACCGTAAGCATAAATTTTGGCAAAATTGCTTATCCAATGCCAAGTGATTTAGAGTATTTTGTGCAACGTACATGGTGGGATAATACCTACAAATGGGAACTTTTGGGACCAATTACGGCGCAGGAAAAGCAAATCTTAAAGTATGGAATCATTGCTAGTGGTCCACGCGCAAAGTTTTATATCCGCAATGGTTTGATGTATCTGAATCCAATGCCGGAAACCAGCGGCCAGCTTTTTGCTTATGATTATTTTAGCAATGCTTGGTGCGAATCTGCCACTGGAACGCCACAGAAACTATGGCTTGCTGATACGGATGTGTACAGGCTGGATGAGGATTGTTTTATAACGGGCATTAAGTGGCGGTTTCTACGAGCCAAGGGGCTTGATTACTCGCAAGAGAAATCAGATTATGAAGCTGATTGCCAGCGCGTAGGCGCTCGTGATGGCGGCAATCGTGATTTGCCTATCGCTGGCGGAACTTATGGGGCAAGGTTCCTAGATTATGAAAATATCCCTGATGGCAATTACCCCGGTAGGCCATAATGATCCCTAACAACGGCAGGCGGGTATCGCGCACCACTTCAATTCAAGCCCCAACGGGCGGTTTGAACGCAAAAGACCCATTGGCTAACATGAAGGAAACCGAAGCCGTTACGTTGGAGAATTGGTTTCCAACACCATCAAGCGTTGACATAAGAAATGGTTATGAAGCCCATGTAACCGGCATGAGCACGGTTCAAACATTAGCGCCGTATAATGATGGTGTGCAGCGCGAGATGTTTGGTGTTTCTGGCAATTCTATTTATAACGTCACCACGGCAGGGGCTGTAGGTTTGCCGGTGGTTACAGGCCTGACAAATTCCCGTTTTCAATACATCAACATGGGAACGGCGGGCGGGTTTTTCCTGCTTATGGTAAACGGCGCAGATAAAATGCGAGTTTACACTGGTTCCACGTGGTACGCAGATGGCACAACAACTACTGTAACTGGCTTTGATACAGCAAATGCTGCACATATTAATAACTTCAAAAACCGAGTATGGTTTATTGAAAAAGACAGTTTTAACGCATGGTATTTGCCAGTTTCTTCTATTGGTGGGGCAGCAAACAATCTTGATTTATCCGGCCTGTTTCGCATGGGTGGCTATCTCATGGCAATGGCCAACTGGACGATTGATAACGCGGCTGGCGTTGATGATTACGCGGCGTTTATCACTTCGGAGGGTGAGGTTGCCTTGTATAAGGGAACTGACCCATCAAGCTCAACCACATGGGCTCTGGTTGGCACTTTCCGCATGGGCAGACCTGTGGGTCGCAGATGCTTTACCAAGGCTGGCGCGGATGTGCTGGTAATTACTACAGACGGGGCATTCCCGCTATCAAAGGCGCTTCTTACTGACCGTTCGCAGTTAAACCTTGCCGCAACGGATAATATCAGCACGATTTTCAATTCAGATGTGCAGGCTTACGGTTCTGTATTTGGGTGGCAACCAATCATTCATCCCTTTGGTAAAAAACTGATTATTAATGTGCCGACCACTGAAGGGCAAGTGGCGCACCAGTATGTAATGAACACCAGTCATGGCGCATGGACAAAATTTACAGGGTGGAATGCTATTTGCTGGGAAACGCTTGGGGATGAGCTTTTCTTTGGTGGTTCAAATGGGGTATATAAGGCAGACACAGGGGAAAGCGATAACGGGTCGGCTATTGTATGCGTTGCACAGCAGGCGGCGAGCTATTTTGGAAGCAAAACCGGGATAAAAAAATGGTCAATGGCCAGACCTGTTTTTATCAGTAATGGAACAATCAATCCCGCCATTGTGCTTAACGTTGACTTTGCTCAAAACCGCACTGCTTATGCGCCGAGTTTTACGGATAATGTGGGAAGCGCATGGGATGTATCTGATTGGAACGTTGCTTCATGGACGCGCGGCGATAACATTATTAAAAATTGGCAAACGGTGACCCGGTGTGGTTTATAATAATTACCAGCCAGAATTATTGATAGAAATGTCAATCGCAAGCCTTGACAAGAGATGGGCAACAAGGCATACTTTGCGTGCGCTATTTGTTTACCCCTTCATTCAGTTAAATCTGAAAAGAGTACAGGCGCTTTGCTCAGCAAAAGACGAAGGGGTTATAATGTTTCTCAAAAGATTAGGTTTTACACACGAAGGCACGCACCCATGTGGTTATCATGGCGGCGGGACTGCGCTTTCGTTTGGGATGCTGAAATCAGATTGCAGGTGGATTTGATATGGGCAAGAAATCACCTAAAGCTCCTGCAGCACCAGACCCAGTAGCTACCGCGCAAGCGCAAGCAGCAATGAATAAGGAAACGGCTATTGCTAATGCACAGCTTGGCAATGTTGATCAATACACCCCTTATGGAAGCCTTGTATATACTCAAACTGGGGGAAATCCTGTTTATAATGAAGAGGCTTATGCTAAAGCAATGGATGCTTATAGCAAAGCATTTGAGAATTACAAGCCAACACAAACTATTGATAGATTTGGCAGGATTATAACATCAAACGCGGCAATGCCACAAGCACCAAAGCGCGAGGATTTTCTTATCAGCAAAGGAGATGTGCCAAAATTCACCTCAAGAATTACTTTATCACCTGAGCAGCAACGGTTATTGGATTTAACGCAGCAGGGCGATTTGGGTACGGCGCAGCTTGGCTTAGACCAGCTTGGGCGTATTTCACAGTCAGTAAGCACCCCATTCAGCTATGTTGGCATACCTTCTTATGGCGAAACAGACCAGACTGCCGCCGCTGCACGCGCTGAAGAAGCCTTAATGGCGCGCATGAATCCGCAGTTCCAGCGTGATGAAGAAGCATTGCGCACTCGTTTGATTAACCAAGGCATAGGCCAAGGCTCGCAAGCGTATCAGCGTGAAATGGAATCGTTTAATCAGGCACGCAACGATGCTCGCACGCAAGCAATCCTAAGCGGGCAACAATTTGGCTCCCGTGAGTTGGCTGATGCCTTAATGCGCCGCAATCAGGGCATACAAGAATACACCACGCAGCGCTACGCGCCGCTGAATGAGTACAGCGCGCTTACTAGCGGTACGCAAATTCAGAATCCGCAATTTACTTCTGCCGGCAGCGGAGGCATAGCACCGGTGGATTACACTGGATTAGTGAACAATCAATACAACGCGGCTATGGGGCAGTACAATTCTAAGGTTGCAAATAGAAACGCAAATATGGGAGCTGCTGGGCAATTATTGGGAGTAGCGGGAAGTTTTGCTGGTGGCCCAGGTTCACTCTTTGGCTATAAACTTTGGGGTTAATAAACATGGTGCAATTTTACGACCCAACACAAGAAGCAGAAATTAAGCGCCGTCGCCGCATGGCTGAGATGCTGCAACAGCAAGGGCAATCGCGTCCTACGGAAGTAGTTAGCGGATATGCCGTGCCGCAATCTGGCTTTGAGGGATTGGCTAGGGGTTTGGCTGGTTTCGCTGGCGGATATGAGGGGGCAAAGGCTGACCAACAGGAAGCCCAACTTGAACAAACCCGCGCTAAACGCATGGCAGAAATCATGCAGCAAATGCAGACAAACCCTAACGCAGCGGCTGGCGCTTTGATGCAAGACCCCGCAACTCAGGGCATGGGTTTCGACCTTTACAAAGGGCAAATGGACGCAGATAGGCGGATGCAAGAATTGCAAGCTAAAGAAGGCTTGCGTGAGCAGAAATGGCAACGCGATGCTGAACTAAAGCGCGAACTTGCCGCAATGAAAAGCGGCATGATGGTTGACCCCGACACGGGGCAGATTGTTCCAAATCCTAATGCTGGGTCACAAAAACCGCTGCCCGTAGGCGCTCTGAAACTGCAAGATGAATTGACCGCTGAAATCGGTGGTTTTAAGAATGTTGCGAGTGACGCTACAAATTGGGCTAAAAAAATCCGCTCAGGCGCAGTGCCTCTAACGCCATCTGGTAAAATAGAAGCGTTTGTTCTCAACCGTATAGGTGCTTCTGATGAAGCAAGCCGGAATGTCGCCGGGTTTAATACTTTCCTAGAAAAAATGCGTAATGACCTTCTTTTGCTTGCTAAAGGCGTACAGACTGAAGGTGATGCAAAGCGCGCATTAGCAGCGATTGCAGCGGCAGGAAACGACCCTGTGCTTATGGCTGAGGCTATGGAGCAGGCTGCCAAGGTTCAATTAAGGGGTGCTGCATTATCAACCGATAGATTGAATAAGGTTCTTAAAAACTACGGTCAGCCAGAGCTTCCGAAGGAGGAAACACCAGTAAACGACCCATTAGCCGCAGGCAGTGACCCTCGCGTTGCCGCAGCTAAAGCCGCTGGCTACACCGATGCAGAAATTGAACAATATCTCAAGGGGCGTTAATGGAACGGCCTTCACTTGATGAAATTTTTGGAGTAGCGCCTACGCCAAAAAATGCTTTAGGTCGCACTGCGGATGATATTCAGCTCGCAGCGATTAACGCACGCAAAATATGGGGAAGGTCTTTATCTGGCGATTTGAACCCCGCACTTGCTGGCGTGCAAATTTTGGGTGAAGGTGCAAAAGCCGTAACTGCGTTACCGACTCAGCTTGTGGCTAGCGCGCTGAGTAATGTACCAGATGTTATCTCTAAGCCTGTCGGGCAAGCTGTGGGCGCTGTTGCCAAGCCAATTATGAGCGCGCCACATCAATTAGCGAGTAGATTGAATGAAACAAGCTACGGGCAAAAGCTAGGTAATTTTTTGTTGGATGCTGGCGCAGGTAAAACCCTGCAAGATATTGGTGATACTGCTAAAGCCGCAGCAAACATTGTTACAGTTGCGCCAATTACAAAAGCGAGTAGCTACGCTATCGGCAAAGCCGGTGAAGTATCGAAAACCGTTGGTAGCGCATTAGAAAAATCTGGGCAATCTGCGCTTGCTAGTAAAAGGAAAGCATTTATTACTGACCTTATTACACCTAAAGATACGCCCTCAGTCCGTGGCGAGCAATTTGTTAAGGGCAAGGAAAAAGGGTTATTGCGTCAATTAGAAGTTGAACCGGACAAAGCAATAGTTGATGCCATTAGTGACTTAAAAATAAAACCAAGTAATTCGCTTAAGGGTAATTATACAATTATTGAAAACGCAAAAAATGCTGAAGCGGAAAATTTGATTGCTGTATTAGAAAAAGCAAACATAACGGTTTCTGATGATACAATTCTAAACACATTCTTAAATGTCAGAAACGATCTGGCTAAAAATCCTTATATTGTAGGTGATGGTGCTAAGGCAGCCGATAATGTTCTTAATTCTGCTCTTGATATAATTTCCAGCAACCCACGCACAGCCGCAGGACTTCTTGAATCGCGTAAACAGCTTGATAGGCTTATTGCATCTCAACGTGGCTCCAAAGTGTTTGACCCTGCGCTTGAGAGTCCGATTACAAACGCAGTGCAGCAGGTACGTCAATCTATCAATCAAATGGTGGCGGATGCTGTTCCAGATGCACAGGTAAAAGCATCTCTTGCTAAGCAATCGGCTATGTACCGCGCCCTTGATAATATAGAAACGAAGGGCGCATTTGAAAAAACAAGTCGCATCGGACGCACTGGCGAGAAAATATCTAAAGCGGTTACTCTTAAGGGCGCAATAGGTGGCGCTGCCGCATTAGGTGGGGCTGGCATGGCTGGGCTAGTAACCCCGGCAGTTTTGCCAATGGCTGCCGCGGGGGCTGGATTATATGCCGCAAGCAAAATACCGGCTCGCAGGCTCATTGGTAGCGCGCTTAAGGACGCAGGCGGCTTAGCGCAAAACATCGGGGCTTCGGCAAACTACAAAGATTTTTTAACTGGCCAAGCCTTGTTGGGTGCAAAAGTTGGCGGCGCTGAGGGCGAAACTACACAACAGCCTTCGCTTCCGCCAAACGCTCGCCCCTCGCTTGATGAGATATTTGGCTCCACCAATATGCAGTCTGAGCCGCTATCGTTTAACACGCTAGCCCCGCAATCGTCATTACAAGAACGCATCAAAAATGCCGAATCTTCTGGCAATCCTAACGCAAAAAACCCGCGTACTAGCGCATCTGGTTTATACCAATTCACTGACGATACA